ATCACCTAATGACTTTGTACCATTTATTGCACCAACTAAAGCGTCTGATATTTGACTTCCAATGGTATGGCCTATTTCTGCAAACTTTTCTTTTAATAACTCAGCATCAGTTTTTACTATCTTGAAGGAATCAGAAATTTTGATAGTACCTAAATTAATGTCATTTAAAAAGGCTTTACTCATATCTAAATTTTCGTTAAAAAATCCTGTGCTAGGCACTAAACCTTCTGTAAAAGAAAAGGCAGTATTTTCTACAGCAACTTTATTCTCCTTATTATTTTCTGTAACTACTTTTGTAGATTTTTCTAGTTGTCTTTGAACCTCAAGTTGTTGTTGCAATCTTTTTGCAACCTCTGCATTTATAAGAGCATTTGTTATTTGTGATTGTACTTGTGCTGGTTGACCTGTAAATGTTTGTCCTTGGAAATCAATAGACACTTCGCCCATACCAAAAGCACCACCCGGCATGAACCCTGCTTGGTCACGAACAATACCTTGTGCTTGTTTTTGAAATGCTCTTTTATCTGTATCAGTAATACCTCCAGCTGCGATTGCTTGGTTAATACTGTTTACAAGATCAATAGCAATATCCAAAGCACCTTTTAATGCTGGTTCTAATTTTTCACCAATCTGTTGTGCTAATGTTTCTACACCATCAACTAACGTACTAAATTTTCCAGCTAAAGTTTCACTTTGCGCAGAAGCACCACCAAAGAAGGCACCACCTTCATTTGTAAGATTTATTAATGCTTGGTTAACAAGATCAGCACCAATTTTTCCTTTTCTCATTGCATCAGCAAATGCATCTCCTTGTAATCCTGTTATGTTTTTAAGTTCTGTTGTTATATCAACTCCTCTTTCTAATAATTGTAAATTTTCCTCTTGTTGTAATTTGCCCTTTGCTTGTATCTGACCAAAGGCTGTTGCAATACCATCTAAATCTGCACCAGTAGCACCAGCAACATCTGCTATTCTTTTTGTCGTATCAACCAACTTATTTGTTTCAAAACCAAATGCTTTTAGTCTTTTTGTAGTTTCTATTAATTCAGATGCTTTAAAAGGTGTTACAGCACCAAAAGCTTTTAATTCAGCAATAATAACATTTGTTTTTGCGACACTACCAGTTAATACCTCTAAAGACTTTCTTTGCCTTTCTAACTCTGCTGTTTGAAAAATTACAAACTTTCCAACTTGGAAAATAGCAAAAGCTGCAGCAAGTTTTCTAATAGTACCAAGTAAATTATTTACAGCTCTAGATGATTTGTTTGCACTATTGCCAAATCTATCAAAAGATCGTTTACCTTCGTTTAGTTTATTTTTTAATTGATTTGTATTTTTGTTTAGATTTTTGGTTGCATCATTAACACGTTTTAAAGGTGCAATCGCATTTTGCGCATCAACTATTAATCTAACTGTTGATTGTGCCACAGATACAAATAACCTTTATTATATATTACCTTGTTTTATTACTTTGACGATTCATTTCTTGTTTATGTCTGTCATTCTTAATTTCATAATATGCAGACCAATATATTAATTCCTCTTCTGTCATATTTTCTCTTAATTCTTTTATTGTTTTACCTAACTCTTCTGCGAGAAAAAACTCAAAATATAAAGAGGTATCTCGCCTTATCCGTTTTTTGCTGTATTAACATCTACGTTTATATTCATCATAAACAATTCCAATTCATTCAAAACAGATTCTGGTAAAAATCTTTTTAAATCTTCTGAATCTGCTGATGAAAATGCTTTTGACCCATCTTCATTTTCTGCAAGTTGGCAAAGTAGTCTTGTTGAGATTGCCAAAGCTTCATCTGTTCCAGCAGCAGCTTGTGCTTGTATTCTGTCATGTCTGGTTAGTGGTGGAAAATATAATTCTTTTAACAGTTCGCCATTTGGCTTTTTTAGTTCATACTTTCTTCTTTGACTCATTACTTCACCAAAGGCTTCAGTAATAAGGTCGACGTTTCTTTTTGTTGGCATAAAGTTTTATCTTGTTACCCTAATGTACTATATAGCTGAAGTTATGGCACCTGATGTAATAAACGAAACATTGATAACTTGTGTTTCACCCATAGTTGCGCCATATTCTGCACCAGTAATAATTCCAGAAAAGCTAATTTTTTTTGCTGCTGTACTTGAGTCGGGGAATAATTCAAATAAAGCATCTGCTGTATCGCCAGTAATTAGAACATCATCAATAAAAGTTGTATATGCAGTTCCAGTTTCATTTGGATTGTAAAGAAGTTCAACAGAACCCTCACCGGAAATTAAACCACCTATAAAAGTTTTAGATGTGTCGCCTTGTTTTGTTGTTTCAAGTGTATCTTTGGTAATAGATAAAGACCAAGCCCTTGTTGCTCCAACATCAGCTTCTGTACCAGCTGCATTATGAAACATAACCTTACCAACATCACCTCTAATAGCTGTTGCCATACCAATAAAAAGAAAGATTTAAATATATGTTACCTCTTTTTAGGTTTTTTTACATCTTTTTTTGAATTTTGTTGTGCCTCATAATATCTTCTACACTCAGGATCCCAATATGCAGCCTCCCTTCTGCCTTTTACTGCTTCTATTGCATCTAGCATTTCTTCTGTGATTTCAAGCTTTGCCATAATTAAAGTTCCTCAAATATTTCAAATGTAATTCTTAATTGTGTTTGCATTTTACCCTCTGGTGAAGATGTTAAAACTTCAGGACCAATAGGCGAATCAAAAATAACATCAGAAACTGTTTGCCTATTATAAAGGTCGCGCAACCTTTTACAAATAGTATAGTTTGCTCCTATACCAACGCCTTCTTGTGTAAATACATTTAAAACAACTAAACCGACAACACTGTTTATTCCGTTTCCTAAATATCTACCGGAACCAAAGCTAGTTTGACATTGTACAAAGGTATCTTCAGTGATTGACTCAAAAGGCATATTGTTAAAAACAATCGGTATTATTGGTGCTTCATTTAACTCTGTCTGTAAACGCTGTTCAATGGTCTTTCTAATTGTATTTAAATTTACTGCTGCCATCATTCCCTCCTAAATTCATCTTCAATAAAACCTTCAAGTTGTTTGGCAATTAATTCTGGGTAACCTTTTATTGTATTTGTTTCAGGTCTTGTTCTATATCTACCACCCCAACTTGGCGGCAAGCTTGTACCATAAGCAACTGGTTCAGCATATTCTACATCTGTAAATACTTCCCCAACAAATGGTTGTATATCATTTTGCCAAGAACCTTTTAGGTTACCAGTATCCACTGGTGTTGCTTTTTTTACTCTTTCCTCCCATAACAAAGTTGCTTTTTTAACAGTACGAATTACTTTGCCTTCAAAGTGTTCACCAATACCAGACAACCTTATTTCTCTTGCCATTATGCTCTTAAATAAAAAATATATTTAACATCAGTATTCTCAGCCATATCTGTATCAATCTGAATAATTTTATAAACAATCGAACTAATAACAATTTTGTCTTTGGTCGTTGGTGTAAATGTTAAATCTTGTGCTGATACATTTAGCTTTTTATCACTTTGTGAAATTAAATCATTGACCTCTGTATTAGTTACATTTTCCAATAGACCTTTAACAGTCGTATCTGTCGTATCTTTTATTATTTCTCCATCTGTAATGTCATAAGACGTTTCTGTTGTACGTCTAATAATTATATCACCACCAAACTTCATAATGGTTTTATTGGCAACCTTTTTAAGTGATGATGCAATTCCCATTACAATCTGTAGGCAATAACTGTGCCGCTTGAAAGCGTAATACTTGTAATGACTCCTTCAATCTTACAGTTTGACTTAAGATCAATACTTGTTAAATCGCCGGTTATGTTCTCTGCTACTAATGTTGCAATCGCAGAATCTTTTAAAGCTTGAACACAACCAAATCTGCCTGTAACTGCACTTGTGTCGTTGATAATAACTGCTGCTGGATAGTAGCTCATGTTAACTCCTTTTAATACCAATGTTGCCGGGTCCACTAATTCTCAAGCCTGTAAAATAGCGTTCGAATAATGGCGGTACTCTGTCAGCACCTACAGCACCATAAAAATTTGGTGTTGCTTCTATATTACCAAGCTTAACAGTTTTGTAATCCTCCAGGCCACTTAATCCTAATCCGTCACGATTGTTATTTAAATAAACAGCAAGAATAACTTGCGCCTTTTTAACTTGTTCCGGTATCTCTGTCTCTGCAAAATAATCTGTTGATATGCGAAATGGAAAACCTATTGAATATGTATTTATGTAAGTGTCTGGTTTTCTAACGCCCTGTCTAGGCCATTGTAATGCTTGTGTATTAGTTACCCTTGCGCCTAAAAATCTTTCTCGGTCAACCCTAACAGCAGCAGTATATAATGCTCTATTTTTATTATCTGTTGATGAATTATCCCAGGCAACAACATCATCATCTGCAATAAGGCCTTCTACTATTGTGTTTGCATCAGATAAAGTTAAATAACTATTTGCTGATGCTCCTCCCACTGTTGCGTCTATCGTGATTGCCATTTGCTTTTACTTTAGATTTCTTTTTTTTAGAAGGAACAGAGACTACCGCTTTGGCAGCCTCTTGTTCTCTCATACGCTTAAAAGCGAATATTCCCATTAACTAGAAGCACCTTTAAGTGCAACAAAGTTAATAACAATAGCTTCACTTAATGAACCAGCAGAAACATTTGAAACTGTGATTGCAAAAGAACCAGCAGCAATAGTGTTTGCAGCTACTAGATAACTTCCAGCAGTACCAGCAGAACCATGGTTAACTACTACAACATCAGTTGCAGCAATTTCACTATTGGTAACTGTGAATGATACTTCTGCAGCAGCAGCCAAAGCTGCGTTATTCATAGTGATTTGGCCTGACTCTGTATTAAGAGTTACACCTGTACCTTTGTTTGTTGCTTGGGTAACTGTACCGCCTTTTGTTGGTCCAGTTAACTTACCAGCAGTAACCTCGAATAAACTTGGCATGATTTAATTACCTTTAGTCTTGAGTTGATACGTTGGTAGCTCTTACGATACCAATGTTCTTTGTCTCGTAGACTTTCGACCAGTTGCCTACAGTTTGAAGTTGCGCTCTTGTTGGGTTTACAGTTGTAACAGCCCATTTAGAACCAACAGGGTGATATGTATAGTGAAGATCAATAGCCATAGCATCAGATTTAGCCAGAATATCTCTGTCTGTTTCTGTTGTCAGACCAGCTTGTTCGCCACTAGCTACTGAACCAGCAGTAAAGAAATATGTACTGTATTCAGTTGATGAACCACTACCAGTAGTTGTAACATCATCAGAAACAATAACTCTTAATCCACAGTATGTTGGAACAGTATCGTTTCCGCCAGCATAAGCAGGGGCAATAGTACCACCAGATGCTGTTGCAGAACCGCCATTGCCATCTGCTGCAAGAACATAGTCAACCATTTTTCTCTCAACAAGATCATAGTAAACTTTGCTGTGCATACAAACTGCAGTTAGCTTGTCGCCTTGGTCACCAAGAATTGACCTTGCTTTCGCAACGTGTCTTGGGGATAAACCAGTTGGTGTATCAGATGAACCACCATCTATTGTTAAACCAAAAAATGCTGCGTTTGAATCTGTTGAGTTAACAGAACCAAATACACCATCAAGACAAGCAAGTAAATCTTTTTGTCTTTGGTTTGCAATGTAAGCACCGATCTTTTGACCGATTGCTGCCATTGGGTCTGAACCTGCTGCAAGTGCAGCTAAATCTCTTGATTCAAATGCACGACCTCTGTGCAAAATAACTCCAATCTGTTTGTCAGTGGAAATCTTGCCGGGAGTTAATGAAGAAGAATCAGAAAGAACCTCAAAATCACCACTTAAGTTTGCGGAGAAAAAAGGTACATTAACGAAATCACCACCCTCTGTTGCATTTAGCTCTGCCATTGGTGCGACCACACCGCTTGCAAGAAATGAGTCTCGCTGAGTGGTCTGTTCAATAACATAAGGCGTAAAAATCTCAGGGATAATAA